CCGGTGAAACCCTCACAATTACTGTGTGGATATCCAGCAGTAAGGAGGATTCACATGCCAGGACCATCATTCGTAACCAATCAACGCCAGCTCTCCAGCTACAGCCGCCTAGTGCGGCGCGTAAACCTCACCATCACGGCGCCTACCGCGCAGCGCGAGCGCCAGGCCAATCTCCGGCCTGGTCCGAATGATCGACCTGAAGACTGGGAGCGCCTTCTCGAAGAGATCGAACAGGCAGACAACGTGACCATGCGCCGAAGGCCAGATGGAAGCGTTCACGTCATCTGGACCGGATCAGAACACTGACACCCTAGCCCGCCCTTGCGCGGGCTTCTTTTTTGGCTCGCTGTTAAGTTTTCTTTAAAAACTTGTTGACGCTTTTTGTTTAGTTCTCTAAATTCTCACCCATCGAAGCGAAACACAGCGACGACAGGCCGAGAGGCCTCGGGGCAACCCGGAAGCTCTTTAAAACTGAAGCGCAACAACCAAACAGACCGCATTGCCTCTGCTGGCGACCGGCGATCAGACAGCCCCGAAAGGCTGCCCACGCGAGGAAGAACCTCGACGGCTGACGATGGCATAGCCAGAGCCGTGCGAATGACCCAGCACGCAATGCAAGGCGCCTAGATCCCCAGGGCGTGTAAGGGGAGTGACTTTCACTGATGCCCGTTGATTACCAGCGGGCATTGGGAAAGCAGCAAGACCCAAACCAAGGAGAACCACGATGGACACGATCCAAATTGATGGTTGGCAAGGACGCCTCGGCGAAGGCCTGGCCCCACGCCAGTTGCTGGCCGTTCTCTGGGCAGCGACAGACAAGACGGCAAAGGAAATCGCCCGGCTGATGGACTGCAGCCACTACACCGTCAAGCAGCAGCTCGACGACGCCCGTTTCAAGCTGGGCAACCAGCGCACAACTCGAGGCCTCTGCCTTGAAGCCATGCGCCGGGGAATCATCGCTCCCCTGGTGCTGGCGTTATTGGTAGGCGGAGAGCACAACCCGCAGGTTCGCCCGATTCGCCGGCCGGAAGCGCCGAGATCGCAGACAGTGGCGCGCATACAGCGCCTTGAAGAGGCAGGACTCACGGCATGACGAAAATCAGAATTTCCTCGTTCCCCGAGGAAGTGCAGATAGAGCTTGAGATTCAGGCTGAATCAGCGGGCATGACGCCAGAAGAGTATGCGGCCGAGCTGCTGCATGAGGCCCTGGAAAGCCTTCGTAGCGGCGCAATGTCGATCGATGACTTCATCGACACGAGCGACGTGCGAAAGCCGATCGTGCACTGAGATGACTCCGGCAGACGCGCAACGAGAACGAACTACCAAGGATTCCTTGACAGTTCAGCCCAGCCCGCCGTGGCAAGTAACGGAGGCCAGCAAGACAGAAGATTCCTCGGTGCGCCTCAAGCGGGGCGCATCAGGGGGAATCCACTGGAAGGAGTGAGCAATGAACATCAGCGTTTTGAATTTCGACGCCTACAAGATCGACGTAAACCCAGCCAGCCGCACGCTGATGGGCGTCTCGGCATACGACGCAGACGGCGCAACGGTGCTAGCGAACTTCGACATCGAGGAGATCGTGAACCACTTCGGCGCCGCTGAATTGCTGGATGAGATCGGCGAGCAAATCGCCCGCCGCCACTTTGAGATTGAGGGATAGCACATGGCCCAGTTCAACATCGACGCCAGCCTGAGCAGCGGCAAGAAGCTCCAGTGGCTGGCCATTGCAGAGGAAGGCGAAAGCCTGCAATCGGTAGCCGATCAGGTGAAGCGCGCGGCGGGCAAGAAGTTCGGGCCTGCCGTGATGCTGAACCGCTGGAGCGTAATGCGAGCCAGCAACGGCTACATCACTGTGACGATGTTCGCGTCATAGCGCGCAACGGAGAACGGAACATTCACTGATGCCGATT